AGGATACTTACGTCGACGAAATGCGTAGCCATGCATTACTACAGTTGAGTCAAATTGGATTGCAGTTTAACGAACACAAATCACAAAACCCGTTTGCTTACTATACTGCCGCTGTTACTAACAGCTTTACAAGGGTTTTGAATTTAGAAAAACGTAATCAAAACATAAGAGATGATCTATTACAAGAAAGCGGACAGCTACCATCATTTAGTAGACAAATTGACCACGAAATAGCAGAACGAGCAAAGTGGGATGAGCAAATGGCTGCAGAACACAAAGACGCCGGTTACAACATTTGATTGACATCTATACAAAGGTATTGTAAAGCTATAATATGACATTTTTTAATCAAGCAGCCTGTTTTACAGACATTCACTTTGGTAACAGAAACAACAGTCGTCAACACAATCAAGATTGTGAGGATTTTGTTGACTGGTTTATTGCTAACAGTCGGGATTGTGATACTTGCATATTCCTCGGCGATTGGCATCACCATCGTGCTGGAGTGAATGTTACTACGTTAAACTACAGTGTAAACAATGTCAAAAAGTTAAGCGATTCGTTTGAACGTGTATACATGATTATGGGCAACCACGACTTGTATTATCGAGAGAAGCGTGAACTTAACAGTTTGCCTTACGCTGGGTTGTTTCATAACGTTACACTAATCGAAGATATATTTGTACAAGATGATGTAGCACTTATACCTTGGTTAGTAGGCGACGAGTGGAAAAAGATTGAAAAGGTCAAAGCTCGTTATATGTTTGGACATTTCGAACTACCTCATTTCAAAATGAACGCAATGGTCGAAATGCCAGATCATGGCGGCTTAAACACAACACATCTCACAAAACCAGATTATGTGTTTAGTGGTCATTTTCACAAACGTCAGCATAGTGGTAATATTCATTACCTAGGGTCTCCTTTCCCTCATAACTATGCTGACGCTTGGGACGATGATAGAGGTATGATGAAACTAAAATGGGGAGGCAAACCAGAGTACACCAATTACGATGGTCCCCGTTATAGAACTACTGCACTTAGCAGATTAATCGATACACCTGATACTATTTTAAACAGCAAAACATATTGCCGTGCTACTATAGATGTTAATATTAGTTACGAAGAAGCAAGTTTTGTTAAAGAAACATTTGCTGCACAGTATCAGCTAAGAGAAATTAGTTTACTACCTAGTAAAAAAGAAGAACATACGCAAGAATGGCGAACAATCGACGATATTGAAGTTGAAAATGTAGACAAGATTGTGTATAATAGTTTAAATGCAGTTGATAGCGATCTTATCGATAAGAAAATGCTGATCGACATATATAACTCCTTATGATTGTAATTAAAGACTTAACCATCAAAAACTTTATGAGCGTTGGTAATGTTACTCAAGCAGTAAGATTCAACAAAAACGGACTAACACTTGTATTAGGTAACAACTTAGATTTAGGCGGCGATGGTTCTAGAAATGGAACCGGTAAGACTACAATAGTTAATGCATTGTCTTATGCAATGTATGGCAATGCTCTTACAAATATTCGCAAAGATAATCTAATTAATAAAACTAACAGCAAAGGTATGATTGTAACACTAGACTTTGAAAAGGATGGTGTTCCTTATCGTATTGAGCGTGGTCGTAAACCTAATGTGTTTCGATTCTTGGTTAATAACCAAGATGTTAACAGCGAAGAGTCTGACGAAGCTCAGGGCGAAAATCGTCAAACACAAGAAGTTGTTGAAAAGTTGTTTGGTATGTCGCACGATATGTTTAAACACATCGTTGCGTTAAATACATATACAGAACCATTCCTAAGTATGAAGGCAAACGATCAAAGAGCGATCATTGAACAATTACTTGGTATTACAATGCTTAGTGAGAAAGCAGAGGTTCTGAAAGAACAGCAAAGGCTCACTAAAGATGCAATCAAAGAAGAAGAATATCGCATTAAAGCAGTTGAAGAAGCAAATCAGCGGATTGAAAAAAGTATTACTGATTTGGAACGACGCCAACGATTGTGGCAGTCTAAAAAACTCGAGGATCTACAGAGTTTAACAAACGAAATTTCGAAGCTAGAGAAAATTAATATAGAAGACGAATTAGCTGCACACGTTGCGTTAACTGAGTATCTAGAAAAGAAACAACAGATTCAAACACTTGAATCTGAAATCCATAGACTTACCACAAACATTAACAAAGAACAATTACGCCTTAATAAAGCTTCTGATGATCTTAAAGCCACACTCGAGCATAAATGCTATGCTTGTGGTCAAGAACTACATGACAATCAACACGATAAAATTTTAGAAACAAAAAAGGCAACAGTTGCTGAATGCGAACAGCTGATTAAAACTGATATTGAGACAAGACATGCGTATCAGATGGGGTTACAAGAATTAGGTCCACTCGGCGCAATGCCAGTGACACATTATAATACAGCGCAAGAAGCATATCAGCATCAAAGTAAATTAGAATCTTCAAGATTACAATACAACACAAAAGAAAATGAAATCGACACTTATCAAGAACAAATCGATGCTCTTAAAGAAACCGGATTACAATCAGCTAGTTGGGACGTTATAAATGACTTAACACGTCTTAAGGAACACCAAGATTTCCTACACAAGTTATTAACAAACAAAGATAGCTTTATTCGTAAACGCATCATCGAACAAAACTTAACATACCTTAACAGTAGACTTGCGTATTATCTTACTAAATTAGGTCTACCACATGAAGTCCAATTCATAAGTGACTTGTCTGTAGAAATTACAGAACTAGGTAGAGAGCTAGATTTCGATAACTTAAGCCGAGGCGAGCGTAATAGACTTATACTAGGACTAAGCTGGGCATTTAGAGATGTGTTTGAAACTATGAACACACCACTAAACTTTATGGCTATCGACGAACTTATTGACAGCGGTATGGATACAAATGGTGTAGATAATGCGCTAGGTGTTCTTAAAAAGATCGAACGTGAACGCAATAAGAATATTTTTCTTATTTCGCACAGAGATGAATTACAAGGTCGTGTCAACACAATCCTTCAAGTTATTAAACAAGATGGTTTTACGACATTTAGCACTGACACTGATTATGTTAGTACAGTTTAGAAAGTGATAACAATGAGCAATAGTTCTTCAGTTTTAAATCCATACAGTTATGGTGGTTACAGTAATGTCTCGACGATGGGAGACACTGTATCTATAACAACTTCTGCACCGTCACTATACAGCGATCATGTATATACAATAGATAATACAGGCGGGTTTACGTTAAACTCGGTAACTAGTCCAGCTACTGGATTTTATGAGCCCGAAAAACGTCATAACTTACGAGCTGGCGGAAAATTACCGCATGACGTTTGGGCATTAATGTTTAATAACGGCGTGCTGCATGACTAATTTTATATTTGATGTTGACGGAACATTAACTGATTCTCGAAAACCAATTGACAAAAAATTTAAAGACTTTATGCTAGATTTTACAAGGATGCATACTTGTTATATCTGCACAGGCTCAGACAGGCAAAAAACAATAGAACAAATAGGCGAAGATCTTACCAATCAATTTAAACTGGCATTTCATTGTAGCGGCAATTTAATTTATGAACAAGGTACAGAAAAATTTAAAAACGATTGGAAATTATCAATCGAAGAAACTTGGTTTTTAAAAGAAAAAATATCTAAATCAAATTATATAGAAAAAACAGGCAATCATTTAGAAGAACGTATTGGCACTGCTAATTTTAGCATTGTAGGCAGAAACGCAACACATGATCAACGGCAACGATATGTAAAATGGGATACTCGAAATAACGAGCGTATATCCATTGCAAATGAATTTAATGAATGTTTCGGGCACAAATCACAGGCAGTAGTAGGCGGCGAAATCAGTATAGATATTTTTAAAAAAGGCTGCGACAAATCTCAAATAAAAAAATACATAGACAGTGAAACAATTTACTTTGGTGATAGATGTTATCCGGGTGGTAACGACTATTCTATAAGTATGTTGTGCGACAAGTTCTATCAAATTGACAATGGATGGAAACAAACATTTTCTATCCTCAAAGAATACCACAATAAACACTAGTTTTATGAGGTTTAGTGATATATACAGTATAAGATGATTTGGACATATAAAGGTAATCCTGTTGAAGAAATTCCAGAAGGCTACATGGGCTTTGTTTACCTTATTACAAATCTAACAAGTGGCAAGCGTTACATCGGCAAAAAGCTAGCAAATTTTAAAAAATCTAGACCACCTTTAAAAGGCAAAAAAAATCGTAGGCGATATACTGTAGAAAGTGATTGGCGTGACTATTGGGGCTCCAGTGACAAACTACAAGCAGACGTATTAGAATTAGGCACAGAAAATTTTACAAGAGAAATATTATATTTTTGTACAAGTAAGGCTGAATTAAGTTACTTAGAGGCTCGAGAACAGTTTGAACGTAAAGTTCTAGAAACTGATGATTATTATAACGGCATAATTGACATCCGTGTTGGCAAATCCAAGGCTCTAATAGAATCTCTCCAAAATCAAAAAGACATACCCTCCATATAAAAGCATTGAGGAGGCGACACACGGTGTTTAGCCAACGGATCTTGCTGAGGGAAATAAACCAAATGAGTGGGCTCTCCTGTGCCATTGGATCCCACGGATAGCCGATACTGTAGACGTTATTGCAGTCGGTGTTTCTGCGTTGTAAGCAGTGTGTAAAGGGGTAAAGCACAACCGCCTCTGCCTGTATAAGGTTGCACTATAACGTTGCGCTAGTGGACGATGGGTAATACCTTGTTCGGTCGCATTTAGCTGTAACAAGCTAAGTGCGACTGAAACTCCAGGTAATATATAATCATAAAAGATTATAAAAAAAAATAATTCAATCGAGCTACTAAGCGAAGATTGATGATTAGCGTAGCTAATCGAATAAAGTATATAACAAAATTAAAATATTGTTGTTGATATACCTTTAGATTTATTCATAGCTTCTTTGATCTTTTCGTTCTTTTCTGCTAATGCTTCATCTAATTCTTTTATCATTGATAGTGGCATAATCCACATGTCTGATGTTTTATAAACACCTTCTGAGTAGAGTGTCAGATTATAAACTTGTTTACGAATAAATTTTGATTCTTTTTCGTAACGTTCGATAATGTTTTTAACATTGTCTTCTCTACTCAATTCGGAGTGAAAAAAAAAGTTGGGTTAAACTCTACCTTTGTTTCGAACTCGTGACTACAATTTTCGTTGCCACAAGTAAACTTGTGTATTTTTTGTATTCCGTTATCGTTTAAATGATCGCCTTCTTTTTTAATAATATCAACACTGCGTTTGTCTAAATTTTGAATCCATGCTAAAATATCTTTAAAGTCTGTTACTACATCGCCTTTAGGAGTAGTAACACTTTCTATCATATCTGCAACTACTGCCATTGATGCTGCAGATATACGTTGTAAACTTACTTCGACCATTTCTTTAGCTTTAGCAAATTCACCACGCTTTTCTGTTTCTGCTATTATAGTTTTTAGTTTGCTTGTTTCAACAGTCTCTATACTACTAGCTGTTAATGTAGCTAGTGTGTTTGGTTTTAATTTTAACTTTAATCCTTTTATTTCTATTTCAAGATCAGGATTAATAGTTTTTAATTTACTTAACATTGCAGGTATGTTCAATGAATAATCTGAGATTTCAAAACACTTTGGACATTTTACTGCAATGTTATATTCTTTATTTTGTGTCACTGCTCTCGAAGCTATTAAGATTGAATCAACATCGGGTATAGATATTTCGTAAGGATCCACTATATCGGGTGCAATGCTTTTTAAAACTAAAAACAGTGCTTCACTATTATATAACGAATCTGGAATTCTTAATAATAGCTCGTCCTTAACAGTCATAGGCATAACACCTATTTCACCACTACCTGTTAACGTAGGTGGATTTTTATACCACCTTCCTTGTGTAGGAAGTTTAACGTAGATTTCTTTTGATCGGTAAAAATCTTCTAGTGGATTGTTCATTTTAAAAACCTATAAATAATATGTATGTGTATTTATCATAATAAAGTGAGTAGTTAATGGCAATAATTCAGATACCTATAGGTGGTCAAGCAGTTGGCATTGAAGTGCCTGATTTTGCTATGGATACAACTATGAGAGAATTAGTAGAACTTACAAAGCAGAATTATGGTGCAATTATAAGTTTGTCAAATTCTGTTAATAGAGATAGTGTTTCTGATTCTTCTAGAGATACACGATCAGATGCAGAAAATAAAGGGATGTTAGCTTCAATACGTGACTCGATTACAGAGTCTCGGGTTGGTAGAGGCGCTTCTGCGGTTACTGGTACAGCAGGATCTGCGTTTGGTGCTTTTAGAACAGCAGCTGAAGCAGGGTCGTTTTCTGAATTTCTTACAAAAGTTAGTTCTTCTATACCTATTATAGGTGCTCTTGCAGGTGGCATAGGAACAGTAGTAGGTATGGCTGAACAAATGAGTCAGTCAATGAATAATTTAACTCGTGTTGGCGGTAGCACCAGCATGAGTTTAATAGAGTTAAGAAACGAAGCAGCTAGCGTTGGCTTAGGTTTGCATGAATTAACACAAGTAATCGGAGCAAGTGGAAAAACTGTTGCATCCTTAGGAAATACAACAACAGATGGCACAAGAAAGTTCTCACAAATGATTGTTGCACTAACATCTGCAACACGAGATATTGGTTATATGGGTATGACAGCCGGAGAGCAAACGCAATACCTTATGGATGAGTTAGAAATCAGACGACAGTTAACTAATACTATGGAAATGCAAAATTTAGATTCGAACAAATTAATCGGATCAATGAAAGAACAGTTTATTCAACAATCGGCACTTTCTAGATTAACTGGTCAAGATGTTAGAGAAGCAATGAAAGCATCTCAAGAATATCGTAGACAATCGGTATCTGCTGGTATTTTAGCAACATTAAATGAGCGTCAAGCATCTGCATTAAATGATGTTGTAGGTCAATTAGCTGGGCTCGGAGATACTGCACCTATGGTTACTGCAGCTCTTAATAGTTTAATGACTGTAGGTGCGCCTGATGTTGGTTCTCCTGAATTTACAGGTTTTGCTGCAATGTTACAATCTGCGGGCGTTGATATAAGAAGTGCGTTATCTGGAATACAACAAGCCGTTTATTCAGGTGATAATAGTCAAGCAGATTATCTTGTTCAGAGTTTATTAGCATCGATTAAAAATATATCAGGCACAGACAAATTTAGACTTGCACAATATGAAGTAGTAGGGGTTGGCGGAGCAGGAACAGCAGGTATGGCATCAATGCAAACTGCAGCATCTAATGCAGCAACGTCGATTGGTTCTTGGACAACTGCGCTAAACGAATCTATTAGACAAGTTAGAGCAGAAATGGCATCAGGTGCAGTATCGTTTGTTGGGATACAAAGAGATTTCGAAATAACACAAGAAAATTTAATGGCTTCAATGATGAACATGGCATTTGCGATGACAGGAACAGATCCTGCCAACGAACAAGAGTTTAGAAATGCAATCACTGGTGTGTCTGGGACAGCAATGGACATGGCAGAAGCTACAAGATTGTTGTCTGTAACTGTAGGACAAGCTACTGCAGAAGGCAGGGATCAACTAGTGGCGGCATTTAATGATAGTGCGCTTGGTCAAGCCATTGCAGAATCAATACCATCGTTAACAACGGCGATATCAGGGATGCAAGCACAGGTTGATGCATTGCGGGCTGCAGTAGCACAGTGGCGTAATGACAATAGAAGTCCATAACGACTATTAAAAGATAAGATAAATACACTACAAAACAAAAAGAGATATAAAAACATGTCATGGAAGAAACACTTCACTCTATATCAAGGTCAAGATTCGAATAGCTCTAAACCTAGCAGTTCTAGTCGCTTTCAAAGCTGGCTACCTGAAGTTTACAGCGGCCAACCAAACCGTGTAGAGCGTTATGCACAATACGATCAAATGGACATGGACAGCGAAGTAAATGCTGCACTTGATATCATTGCAGAATTTAGCACACAATTAAACGAAGATACAAATTCTCCTTTTGAGTTTAGATTCAAAGAAGACGCAACTGAAAGTGAAGTTCGAATATTAGAGCAAACACTACAGCAATGGAACAACTTACAAGATTGGGATCGCAGAATGTTTAGAACATTCCGCAACATTATAAAGTATGGCGATCAGTTTTTTATACGTGACCCCGAAACATGGGAATTGTATTATGTAAACCCAGTTGATGTAAGTAAAGTTATTATTAACGAAGCAAAAGGCAAAGAACCTGAGCAATATGTCTTAAAGAACATTAACCTTAATATTAAAGACAAAACAGTTAGTAAACCTGTTCAACTTGCACAATCATACAGCACAGTTAACAGTACAGTTAGATCACAAGTTGTTGACAGAACACCTGTAGGCAACGGAGCAAACTATCAATCAAACTTTGGCAATATACAAGAATACAGTGTTGATGCAACACATGTTGTCCATAGCGCATTAACTGAAGGTATGGATAGTGATTATCCATTTGGTAGTAGTATATTAGACCCAATCTTTAAAACTTACAAGCAAAAAGAATTGCTAGAAGATAGTATTATTATCTATCGTGTTCAAAGAGCACCAGAACGCCGTGTGTTTTATGTTGACGTAGGTAACATGCCTGCAAACAAAGCAATGGGCTTTGTTGAGCGTGTAAAAAATGAAATTCACCAAAAGCGTATTCCAAGCAGAACTGGCGGCGGCACTACTATTATGGATGCAGCATACAACCCGTTAAGCATTATGGAAGATTATTTCTTTGCTCAAACTGCAGAAGGTCGTGGTAGCAAAGTTGAAGTATTACCAGGCGGCACTAACTTAGGTGAGATTGACGACTTAAGATATTTTACAAATAAAATGTTAAGGGCATTACGTGTTCCTACAAGCTATTTGCCAACAGGACCAGATGACGGCACAGCAACATACGTTGACGGTAAAGTAGGTACTGCGTTTATTCAAGAACATAGATTTAACCAATATTGTAAGAGATTGCAAAATATTGTTAGCCCTGTGTTTGATAAAGAATTTAAGCTCTTTATGAAAAATCGTGGTATTAATATCGACAGCGGTATTTTTGAACTTAAGTTTGCGGAGCCGCAATCATTTAGTCAGTATAAAGAAATTGAAGTTCATGCTGCCCGTGCTAACGTATTTGCAAACTTAGAACCTGTTCCATATCTAAGCAGACGTTTTGTATTATCCAAATACTTAGGCTTAACAGACGAAGAAATATTAGAAAACGAACGTATGTGGGAAGAAGAGAATAAACCCGGAACAACTCCTGACAGTGAAAGTACACCAGGATTAGGTAGTGTTGGGGTAAGAGGATTTGATACAGACATGGCTGCAGGAGACATGACGCCAGATGAGACACCGGCAGAAGAAGGCAGTCCAATTAGCGGTGAAGAAAATGCACCAACACCACCGGCAGGTCAAGAAGGATTATAATAATGCGTAGTAATGAGTTTTTAGTTGAATATTATGATGCAGAAGACAATGAATTTAGTAATCGTAAAATTGACGATACTCGTCGTAGTCGGTTAACACTTAAGCATTTAAACAGATTACGTAAACAACGTGAAGTTCATGCAACTGAATATGCATCTAGAATTGAAAGTATTAAAGATATCTATTCAAAGCCAGCCGCTGAATAATATCTAACAAGTATGTAAAACAGCACGGAAACTACTTATACTAAGTAGGTTAATCAAAAAGTGCTGTTTTTACCACCATTTGAGCAGGTAATATGTCTTGGTTGCTAAATAAAACTGTAAACCATCTTGGTAAGCCTGTAAATTTTTTTAAGGAGATTAACAAATGAGCAATCACAAGGATTCACTAGTAAAAGTCCTTGAATATCTTGTTAACGACGAGCGTGAGAAGGCATCAGATCTTCTACACACAATCTTTGTAGAAAAAGCAAAGAATCACTGGTCAGCAATTACTGAAAGTGATGAAGAAGTCGAAGAAGAAATTCAAGAAGAAGACTTAGACGAAACAATTGATGTTAGCGACGAGGAAGATGATTTCCTAAGCGACATCGAAACTGCAGAAGAAGAAATCGATAACGAAGAAATCTACGATGCAGAAGAAATGGGCGATGACGAAGAAGCATCAGACGAACTATCATTTGACATGGGTGCCGATGATTCAGGCATGGAAGACATGGGCGATGATTCAGATGCAGAAGAAGCATTAGCTAATGTTGAAGATGCTATCGCAGAACTTCGTGCAGCATTTGCAGACCTAATGGGTGATGCAGAAGAAGGCGACGAAAGCGAAGAATCAGAAGAAGGCGACGATGAAGAAGACGAAAGCATGAAAGCATTCGGCGAATCAGTCACTCTTAAGTCAGTAAAAGCAAACATGGCAGACGGTAGCGACAACAGTGCAAAGTCTCCAGTAGGCAAAGGCGGCAAAGGTACAACCGATGCAAAACCACACCCAACTGACACTAAAGTAGAAGCAGGCGGTAAAGCACCAGCAGCAAAAGCAATGAGCGTTAAAGGCCCAGAAGCTGGCGCAAAATTAAGTGCAGCACCTGCTCCAAAAAGAGAGATGAAGTAATATGTTTAAGCCACTCACCGAGCACCTAACATTTAATCAAGCGAATATCATTACCGAAGCAATTGAAGAAGCTAATGGTAAGAGCTTGTATATGAAAGGTATTTTTATCGAAGGTGATGTGCGTAATCAAAACAACCGCATTTATCCAAAAGATGAAATTCATAGAGCAGTAAAAGCTATTAATGAAAAAATCAAAAAAGGATATAGCGTGTTAGGGGAAGCTGATCACCCAGATGATTTAAACATCAACCTTGATCGTGTAAGTCACATTATCACCGAGATGGATATCGATGGTGCTAATGGTGTCGGTAAACTAAAAATTCTGCCAACTCCAATGGGAAATATTTGTAAAACCTTATTGGAAAGTGGAGTGAAACTGGGCGTGTCAAGTAGAGGCAGTGGAAATGTTGGTGATAATGGAAAAGTTAATGACTTTGAAATTATCACTGTTGACATTGTTGCTAATCCAAGCGCACCGGATGCATATCCTGATCCAATCTATGAAAGAATTATGAATCATAGACGGGGAAATGTATTAATGGATGTTGCTAGTGCTGTTAAGCATGATGCAAAAGCACAACGTTATCTCCAAGAAGAGGTAACAAAACTTATAACCAACTTAAAGTATAGGAGAGATTAATATGGCTCACGCAATAGATGAACTATTAAGCTCAAAGACGCTCTCCGAAGAGGTAAGATCTTCAATCAACGAGGCATGGCAAGCACAACTAAGTGAAGCACGTGAACAAATCACCGCTGAACTTAGAGAAGAATTTGCACAACGTTATGAAAATGACAAAGCGCAAATTGTAGAAGCTATGGATTCAATGCTAGGTGATGTTATTGCTTCTGAACTCAATGAGTTCAAAGCAGACAAAACTAAGCTAGCTGAAGATCGTGTTGCTTACCGCAAGCATATGATGGAACACGCAAAGGTTCTTGATGGGTTTGTAATGGAAGCACTTCGCAAAGAAGTTTCCGAACTTCGCGAAGATCGTAACGCTCAAAAAGCAAATATGACCACATTAGAGGGTTTTGTTCTTGAGCAACTTACCAAAGAGCTAAACGAGTTTCATGAAGACAAACGCTCACTAGTTGAAGCTAAAGTCAAAATGATAAAAGAAGGCAAGGCTGTAATCGAGTCTGCAAAGCGTGAGTTTGTTGAAAACGCTGCAAAGAAAGTAAATGCTATTCTTGAAACAACTATCAAGAAAGAACTTACTACACTACGTGAAGATATCAACGTTGCAAAAGAAAATACTTTTGGACGTAAGATATTCGAAACATTCGCAGCTGAGTTTATGAGCAGTATGCTTAATGAAGGCACTGAAACTGCAAAACTAAACAAGAAAATCAATGAACTAAACGGCAAACTAAATGAAGCAAGCAAAACTATCGCTGCAAAAGAAGTCCAACTACAAGAATCAGCACGTAATGCTCGTATTGCAGAAGACAAGTCAGAAAGAAGAGTCATTATGAATGAAATGATGTCTCCGCTTTCGAAGCAGCATAGAGAAATAATGGGTGCATTACTTGAAAGTGTTCAAACAAAGGACCTACAAGGTGCATTCAACAAGTATCTACCATCAGTATTGAAGGAAGATGCTAAAAAAGTAGAAACTAAGAAGGTCCTGAGCGAATCTGCAAAAGAAGTCACAGGTAATAAGCAAAACGTAGCAGAAGCTGCGGTTGATGCCAATATTGTAAACCTTCGCAAACTAGCCGGACTAAACTAAGGAGACCGAAAAATGAGCAACCTATTTGAAAATTGGTCAGCTACCAAAGAAGCCCTTACCGATGGTCTTACTGGAACAAAGAAAAAAGTAATGGAAACAACTCTTGAGAATACCAAGAGATACCTTGCAGAATCTGCATCCTCAGGTGCAACACAAGCTGGTAACATTGCTACACTTAACAAAGTTATCCTTCCAGTTATCCGTCGTGTAATGCCAACTGTTATCGCCAACGAGATCGTTGGTGTTCAGCCAATGACTGGCCCAGTAGGCCAAATCCACACTCTACGTGTTCGTTACGCTGAAACTTTCGACGGTGTAACTGCAGGTGATGAAGCACTAAGCCCATTCGCAATTGCAACCGGTTACTCAGGTAACGCAAGCACTAACCGTGCAGATTCTACAAGCGCACTAGAAGGTGTTGCTGGTAAGAAACTAAGCATCCAAGTTCTAAAGCAAACTGTTGAAGCTAAAACACGTAAGCTATCAGCACGTTGGACTTTTGAAGCTGCTCAAGATGCAAACGCAATGCACGGCCTAGACGTTGAAGCAGAAATCATGCAAGCACTTGCACAAGAAATCACTGCTGAAATCGATCAGGAAATCATTGCAAGCCTAAGCTCACTAGCAGGCACTGCAGCTGATACTTACAACCAAGCTGGTGTAAGCGGTACTGCAACATTCGTTGGTGACGAACATGCTGCTCTAGCAGTTCTAATCAACAAGAACGCAAACACTATCGCTGCCCGCACACGTCGTGGTGCTGGTAACTGGGTAGTTGTTAGCCCAACTGTTCTAACTGTACTACAGTCAGCAACTACTTCAGCATTCGCAAGAACAACTGAAGGCCCATTCGAAGCACCAACTAACACCAAGTTTGTCGGTACTCTAAATGGCACTATGAAGGTTTATGTAAACCAGTATGCAGCAAACGATGACGTACTAGTTGGTTATAAGGGTTCAACCGAAACTGACGCAGCGGCATTCTATTGCCCATACATCCCTCTAATGAGCTCAGGAACTGTTCTAGATCCAAGCACATTCGAGCCAGTAGTTAGCTTCATGACACGTTACGGTTATGTAGAACTAAGCAACCAAGCTTCATCTCTTGGTAACGCTGCAGACTACCTAAGCAAGATTGCTGTTACAACTGCAAACCTAAGCTTCAGCTAATAGTTTGTTATACTACAATTAAGAACAGGGCCTTAGGGCCCTGTTTTTTTATGGATTTTTCAATAAATATGTATAACAAGGAGAAACTGAAATGACAGAAACAAGATTCCCTACCGGCATTAGTGGCAAAAAAAATGATGATTTAGATATTTCGAGTGACTCGGATATTGCACTATATCCACAAGGAAACATATGGATTAGTCAAGGAACTAAACTTATATTTGAAGGCACTACACCAGACGATTGGGAAGTAAAGTTACAAGCAACTACAGTGACAGCAGACAGAGATATTATATTACCTGATGCTGATGGCACGGTTGCAGTTAGCGTCAGTGATACAACCACTACTACGCAAGGCGCACTAAATTTAGATTTTACATTAAGTGCTGCCGGTAATATAAGCGCAACAGGTACTGCGTTTGGTATAGCAAGTAATAGTAGTCCGACATTTGCTGGATTAACTATAGATGGTAGTAGCATAGTTTTTGAAGGTTCTTCAGCAGATGCAAACGAAACAACATTAACAGTCACAAATCCTACTGCTGATCGTACAATCACATTGCCAAATGCAAGTGGAACAGTTGCATTAACTACAGATATCATAACTTATTCTATCAGTGCAGAAACTGCAACAGGCGGCGTAAACTTACGCTTAACAGGTAGTGATAGTTCAACAGATAACGTTAAATTAACTGCTGGGTCAAACGTTACACTAACAAGAACAAGTGCCGACGAAATTACTATTGCATCATCGGGCAGTGGTGGTGGTGGTTTATCAAGCAGAACAACCGTTTCAGTTACTACTGCAAGTATCGCAGATGCTGCAACCGACAATGTTAGTATTACAAGTGCTGCTAAAGCATACGCTGTTTTATCGATTCAAGTAGATGCTGCAGCATGGGTTAGAGTTTACAGTAGTACAACCGCAAGAACAAATGACAGTAGTCGTTCTGAATTAGTAGATCCTGATCCAGATGCAGGAGTTCACGCAGAAATTATTACTGCGGGTGCTGCAACAGTTAAATTTACTCCTACAAGTATTGGGTGGAATGATGAAAGTCCTGTGACAGATACAATTTACCTTGCAATTAAAAACAAGTCTGGGACTACCAGAACAATCACTGCTGACTTAATTATTTTACCATTGGAGGCATAATATGACTTTATATCAATATGTTGTTGTGTTACATAGTCGTGAAGATTTAGAAGATTTTTATAATGACATGGAAACAGAAGGGGGATCTGTGACCATTCCTGGTAGACAAGTGGAAGTTTATCTACGAAAGCCTGTTAGTCGTGCAACATTATATCTTTTAACACCTGCCGAAGCAACACAGCTAAAAAACGATACTAGGGTAAAATCTGTGGATTTATATCTCGGAGATGATGTAGAATTAGCAGATAGAAATTTTTCCGGTACTTTTTCTAGAAGCGATACAACTTCTAGTACACATAATCAATGGGGGTTATGGAGACACTTTAAAGGAGAAAATCAAGCAGGATTTAGCGGCAGTTTGGGTAATAACCTTATTCAAGGTAATATTTCTTATGATTTTACAGGAAAAAATGTAGATGTAGTGATTGTCGACGCTACTGGCAGACAAGACAATCATTCAGAATTTTTGAATGATTCAGGGCAATCTAGAGTTGTAAATTATAATTGGTATCAACATGCAGAAGCAGTAGGAGACACTGCAAATATTGGTCAAGTTTATAACCCCCCGACGGTAGGAGAAAGTTATCATTCAGTGCATTGCGCCGGTACAGCCGCTGGGAAAACTGAAGGGTGGGCGACCGATGCTAATATATATTTTCTCGGTGTAATTGGCAGTCAATCGATTTCCACTACCTTAGCATACGATTATGTTAGAGAATTTCATAAAAATAAACCAATTAATCCATTGACAGGAAGAAAAAACCCAACAATATGTAATAATAGTTGGGGGCCAGCTACGGGGACCTTATCTGACCGTAAACTAGTTGCAAATGTTTTTTTTAACAACCAAACTTATGTTCCAGGGCCTCCTGAACTTGTTAATTCGGGATTATATGGTGTCTATAGTACTAATTCTTTAGTTTCGGGGTTCACTGGAGAGCCTGAAAATATCAAAAATCGATTTACAACCTCGGGCTCTCCGTCGGTAACATCGGATAAAATTTTAGACTGGCCGGAAACTTGGGGGAAAATAACTAATCAGACTTATAGTTTTACACAAACTAATCCAGAGAATACCTATCAAATTACAGTATCTACTCCATGTGATGTATCGCAACTTATAAACATTCAAGCAAATACAACCACAAGCGCAAGTTCTATCACTGTACGTAGAATATTAAGTACCGGAGGAAGCATTAGTACTACAGTGCCGGGACCTGATATTAATGTAGAACTCACTGGCGGCTTCGGATTAGGAAGTCAAGGTAATGTAACTATTACTTATGAAGTTGAAGTAAATCAAGCTGATAGTGATGACATTGATTTTGAAGTAAATTGGAATATTATAACTGGCGATCGTGGAGATTTTTTTCCTTTGTCAGAGAACGATCCGTTATATGTCGAGTACGAAGGTATAAATCATCAAGATGAATTGAATGCTTCGGCTTTGGTATCTAATCTTACTTTTGTCCCAATTGCTAGCGATACATTATTAACATCGAGCATTACACCAACAATCGGTGACAATCGATACGGCTATTGGGAATTTAATTTACCTTTTTCTATTAATTATTTAGGTGTAACTTATACACAATTATTTGTTAATACTAATAGTTCTATCACATTTGGTTCAGGATGGATTAACACGTATGGTATTAATGTAGACACTCCTTTATTACCGAAAATACTTTTAGGAGCAGGCCCAGTACTGAACACTTATACTAAACGAAACTGTCGAGTCGTAAAATATGGAACAGAAGGCACAGCGCCTAATAGAGAATTTAGAATAATTTGGGAAGGATTAGCAACACAAAGTGGTATTTTTGATCCAGAAAATCCTCAAATAAGATGGGAAATTAAATTTTTCGAAAATAATCCAAACATATTTGATATTACTATAGAACAAAATCAAAGTAAGTTATTGACTGGAGACGGGGTATTCACAAGTACACAGTTGAACCAATTTGGATTTCCAGGATCGAGAAAACTTTATACGACTAGTCTTCGACCATCTTTAATAGCAGACTTAGAGGACGCAATAGATGAAGGTATAATTATAGCGTTTGCTGCCGGCAATGATTCGCAATATACATATACACCAAACCATCCTCACTATAATAACTATCTGACAACTACTAGTCAAGAACAAATTTTTTATCACCGACCTAATGCCCCTATTAGCACGTATAGCGGCACGGACAAATCAGTAATTACTGTCGGTGCGTTATCGCTAACCCATACAAATTCTAAAGAATCGAAAGCAACTTTTAGTAATGCTGGTGATACTACTGATGTGTTTGCTGCAGGGCAGTGGATCCAAAGTAGTACTCCAATCAATTCGGAACGGGGTAACAGAATATTACGAAGTACTGGTAATTATTACGCAAAAGCAAGTGGAACAAGTATGGCTTGTCCTCAAGTTGTCGGAATATTAGCATGTATGCTAGAAAAATACCCAGACATGAATCAACAACAAGCCAGGCAATTATTAAACACTATTAGCAAACGATCTCAAATGTATGATACTACAAATAAAAATACTTTTAATACTACTGGAAGTCTTGAGGACGCTGCTAATCTTGTGTTAGCATATCCAGCTCCGATAATAGATAATAAACCTAGATTTCCAAAAATTTATAAAGGTCGCCCAGCTTCTGGATCAGTCTACCCTCGCAGACAAATACGAAGAAGAAAAATTTTATAATGTTATTATATGATTTATAACACAGTTAATAATGCAGCCAATGGTAAATTACCATTGGCGTTGTAATAGAACATACAAGGAACAAGTGTAGATACTAATAAATACTATAAGCAATTTGTGAGAGTAGCATGGCATTAAATTTTGACCACCAACGAAATAGAATTAGTTCTAGTAACGAAACTATTGTAATTAATAATAACGGAAGTATTAGGATTCCTGCAGGCACTACATTCGAGCGTCCTGGTACTCCTAATTCGGGTGAGATAAGATTTAACTCAACATTACAATCATTCGAGGGATATGTCAACACAAACTGGACAAGTCTTGGCGGTGTTAAAGATGTAGATGGTAACACATATATCATTGCAGAAACAGCACCGGGTGCAAATAATAATGACTTAGATTTTTATACTAACGGAAGTCACAGATTACAATTAGATGAAAACGGTGATTTTAGATTTGGTGCGTTATTAAATAAATTTGTAATTACAAGTTCTTCAGGTGATACTTCAATTGCAGGAACATTAGGTGTTACTGGTCAAGCAACATTAGCAAGTGCTAGTATAACTGATTTAACTGCAAATCGTGTTGTTTATGCAGGCACAAGTGGAGAATTACAAGATAGTTCAAGTTTAACATTTAATGGATCTACATTAGCATTATCTGGAACAGCAAATGTCACTGGTCAACTCAACGTCGATAATATTAGAATAGATGGTAATGCTATCACTAGCACAAACACTAATGGTAATATTAATATAACTCCGAACGGAACTGGAGATATAATTGCTAGTACACTTAAAGTAAGCGATTTAACGAATAATAGAATTGTTATTGTCGGTGTCGACGGCGAACTTGAAAATGATGCAAATTTAACTTTTGATGCGACTACTTTTGTTATTGGTGCTAATAAATTTACAGTAAACGCAACATCAGGTAATACTGCTATTGCAGGTGCTTTAGATGTAACCGGATCATTAGGTGTAGACGGAAGTTTTGATGTTGCTACAAACAAGTTTACAGTAAATGGAACTAGTGGTAATACTGCAGTTGCAGGAACACTTGATGTAACTGGCGCTACCGGCATTGACGGGAACTTTGACATTGCTACAAACAAGTTTACAGTAAATGCTACTTCAGGTAATACTGCAGTTGCAGGAACACTTGATGTAACTGGTGCTACTGGTATTGATGGTAACTTTGATATTGCTACAAATAAGTTTACTGTTAATGCCACTTCAGGTAATACACTGGTAGCAGGAACATTAGATGTTAATGGTGCAACAACAGTAGCAAACCTTAAAGTTTCAGATTTAGTTTCTAATAGAATAGTTTATGTAGGAACTGCTGGCCGTTTGCAAGATACTTCTAATTTTACATTTGATAATACTACTTTTGCAATTGCTACAAACAAGTTTACAGTAGATGTTGCATCAGGAAATACAGCTATCTTAGGAACATTAGGTATTACAGGTCAAACTACATTAGCGAGCGCCAGTGTAAGCGACCTAACCGCAAACCGTGTAGTTTACGCAGGCGCAAGCGGAGAGTTACAAGACAGTGCGAATTTAACATTTAACGGTTCGGCATTAGCGTTAACTGGTTCATTGACAGTATCTTCGTCCTTGACTATTAATTCTACAACTGCAATTAGTAGTATACTAGACGAAGATAATATGGCTAGCAATAGTGCAACAGCTCTCGCAACACAACAAAGTATCAAAGCATATGTTGATTCTGCGTCTTCTGCACAAACATTGAATATTGCAGGAACATCTGGGACAGGAACTGTTAACTTAACTACTCAGACATTAACAGTTGCTGGAACAACAAACGAAATTGAAGCAGTTGCTAGTGGTCAGACCATAACTATCGGTTTACCAAACGATGTTACAGTTGGTAATAATTTAATTGTTACTGGTAACTTGACTGTTAACGGAACAACCACTACTGTCAACTCGACAGTAACAACAATAGATGATCCGGTAATAACACTTGGTGGTGATGGTGTTCCTACATCTGACGATAATAAAGACAGAGGTATTGAATTCCGCTGGCATGATGGAACTAGTGCAAAAATTGGCTTTTTTGGCTTTGATGACAGCACCGGTAAATTTACTTTTATACCAGACGCAACTAATACAAGTGAAGTGTTCAGTGGAACAAAAGGTACACTAGATGCAAACATTGAATGGTCAGACATTTTAAATAAACCTGACCCTACTATTACACTTGCCGGAGATTTAAGCGGTAGCGTGACATTAACCGATTTAGCAAACGGAACGTTGACTGCAACTATCTCCGCAAACAGTGTTGCACTTGGAACTGATACAACCGGCAATTATGTAGCAAGCATCACCAATGGATCTTATATTACCGGCGGAGATGGCGGTAGTGAAGGTGCTAGTTTAACAATTGCTGTTGACGCAACTGATACAAATACATCATCGAA